CTTCCACTTTGTTTCTTAAAGCACGTTCCATAGTGTCCGAAATCTGTGGCGCTTTAGTAATTATTTCTAAATCTTCAGAGTCTGTATTTTCGTCGTCGTCGTACTCTGAATCTGTTTCATAATGCTCTGAGTCTAGTTCAAAATCATAGTTAAATGAATCAGCATCTATTTCGCCATAATATTCGTCTAGCTTATTATCTTTAGCCGCCTCATATTCCTCGTGGGTTTCAAAAGGCATATAAACCGTAAAGCCGTCAAAAATTTGTTCGTGATAACCTTCGCCGCCCATTTCATTAGCTCTAGCTCTAGCCTCTGCTATTGTAGTATAGACGTCGTTCATTCCAGAGACCAGTCTTTTCTCTGTTGAGTCTTCTTTAACTGGCTCTGGAGTCATATCTGGCATATCTGAATTACCAATAGGCAGTAAGTTAGCTGGAACGTAGTAGTCATTCATTTCTTCATTTTCCTCATCCTTACCGTAGCTCATAGCCATACGTTTCTCGTTAGGAGTAAGCCACCAGCTTTTAGACATTTGCTCCACTATCTTTTCAGTTTCCTCTTGGAGTTCTGGAATAACAGAAGTGTCAAAGTCAATAAATAGTTTCTCGCCAAACCTAGGCGCTAGCCATCTGTTTAATTCGTCTCTAATTTTTAAAAGCTCTGGTATAACTGCATTAGTGTACAGCATTTTACGAGCCTCTTTAATATTGTTGTATGTAGCCGACTCAACGTTATTAAGTAAAACCGCTGGAATATTATAAACATTACAAAGGTCTTTAATAGTTGTATTGTACTGCTCTATTAAAGAAAGGTCTGAGGCATTAAGTCCAAAGTTAACCCAGCTGAGTTTCTTAGGAGTTATAATAACGTCTCCAGCATTATTTGAGCCTTGGTATTGACTTCTAAACTTCTCTTTAAGCTGTCTAGCTTGTACCTCGTTTAGGTCACCCTCTTCACTCATTAGCACACCTCTAGCTGTTTGGTTTTGTAAATACTTTACTCCAGTAGTAAGCGCCTCATTATTAGCATCCATAGACCTTAGCCCAGCTTTTAGCGGACTCATTCCATACATATTAGCACCAGTTCCATCTGCTAAAGGGTTGTAGTCTTTTATATGGCAAACATTATCGGAGTCCATTCTATAAGTACCGTTGTACTCCATTGTATAATAGTCTACTGGTTTCATTAAACCGCCTGAATGTATTTCTACAGTTTGACTAGGCAATACATAAAGCTCGCCATATTTACCAGCGTTTGCTCCATTATCTGGAGCTATGCCATAGATATAACGGTTTCCAGTAAGTTTACCAAAGGCAATAATCTCAGAAATAAAGCTAGAATAAGACTGAGCTGGGTTTGGTCGCTCTAGTAATTCGTGGAGTTCAGTATCTTTTAACTCTGTAAGCGCATTCTTTAAACTGATTTGCGCTCTTGGGTTTGTAAGGTTTGCAAAGTTTCCAGAGGTAAGCGCTTTATATCTTTTAAGCTCGTTAGTGTTTTGTACTTCATAAACTTGAAAAGGTACTGTAGAGGCTGCTTTAGTTATTAAGTTAACTATAGCATATACAGTAGAGTTAAATCTGTAGCCTTTATTAATATAGCTGTCGTCGTTATCCTCTGAAGTAATTAGGGTTTCTCCTAAAAAATTATAGATAGCTTTGTTAAAAGCTACATTAGTTTGTTGACTGTTTTTGGTTACTAGGTTTTTGAACCTATCTAATATCGACGCCATTAAAAATATATTTTTACAAAAATACTAATTAAATTACAAAAAATTCAGACCTCCTAGAATACTGTGAATATGTACAATATCTAAGGCTGTCCATTAAATGGTTTAAGCGGTCTTTAGGCTTATTTATTATAGTGCCATCCTTTAACTGTTCCCAGTAGTATCCTGAGTATTCTTTAGCAAAATTCTTAGACTCTTTAGAAACATAAACATCAAACTCTTTTAACAAACTTATACCAGCGTTAATAGAGCCTTGACCTTTTATAGCCGCCTTTGCAAAGATACCCATTCTACGCAACTCTTCGCCGCTCTTAGGCTCAGCACTATCGTAAAACGTTAGTGTCCTATCATAGCCTTTCTCTTTTAAGAATGTGGCGAGGTCTTGGTTGGTCATTCCAGTCTTGTAAAGTATTTCGTGTACATATAGTTTATTTTGCTTTTTAAAGACCAAACAAGCCGCCGCTGGGTCTGAGCTAAAACCAAAGTCTAATCCTATTACCGCCTCGCTTTCTAAATCAAACTCTGGAAAGTCGCTGTGAGGAATGAATTGCCAATTACTAAATATTTGTCTAGCTGAATAAACAGCTCTTTGACCCTCGCCATAGACTCGCCAATAGTCTGGGTCTTTCTCTTTCATTCGCTCAATCTCTTTTACTATCTCTGGTGCTAAAAAGTTATTGTCTTTGTAAGTTGTTATAATAGTTTCACAGTCATCTCTGGTGATTATATCTTCATAAATCCAATGGATAGGGTCTGATGGGTTAAAATCTATTATAATCTTTTCTGAACATCTAAAGGCAACTTGTACTAGGTCTTCTTTATCTAGCTCATTCCCCTCGTTCAGTATTGCAATATCACGCTTAGACCCTCTTATTTTCTGCGGCTGGTCGATTGATAGAAACCTAACTAAGTGCTTACCGTATTGAAAAGTATTCTCTGCCTTATTATGCACGCCATCAAAGTAGACTCCAGTAGATTCAGCAATACTAAAAAAGTCCCTCATAATAGAGGCTTTTAATGCTGGTAGTGTTTTCCTTATAACGTCAATAATTATGGAATCTTCTCTTGTAGTAAGTAGGTAGATTAAGTATTGACAAATAGCATAGGTTTTACCAGAGCGAGTTCCGCCTTGGCTAACAAAATACCTAGCCTTTGATTCTATAAGGTCGTAGAATTGCCTATTACAGAGCTGCTCTACTTTTTGGCTGGCTTCCATTCAATAAGAGTAGACTTTATACCGCCCTCGTGTTTAATTTCTTGTCTTTCAATATAGCCTCTTTTTTTACCAATAGTTTTTAGTAAAAATATTGTAGCAGCTGTATTACCATTTTTTATTTGATGGTGTAGCTGGCTTTCAGCAAAATCTAAAACTACATTAGAAACATTATCAACCGCCTCTTTATAGTCTGAATCTTTTTGAATCCATCTGTAATGCGTTTTTCTTTCAATACCAGCTATTTTAGCAGCAGTTGTAACAACACCCAAAGACTTTTCAAGTGCTTCAAGCATTCTTTTTTTAAGTGTGTCAGTTTGTGTCGATGCCATTTTACAAAATTACATAAAAACGTAGAACCTATACAAACTACGTTTTGAAAATTAATTATTAACTGTTTGACTATACAGCTAACTTTTGTTTACTTAAAGAACATCATAGGTTTTTATATTCTTTACCGTTTATTTTTATTTTCAAACTCGGGTCAAGTTTTTTCATCCTATCTATTATAACTTGGCAATATTTAGGGTCGAGTTCCATACCATAACAAATTCTATCAAGCTGATGTGCTGCTACTATTGTAGAGCCAGAACCACAAAATAAATCAACAATATTTTTGCTTTTTTTATGGTTACTAAACGCTCTTGATGCTAATTCAATTGGTTTTTGTGTTGGGTGCATATATTTCGAATCTTTTTTTATCTCCCATAAATCGGTTTCGTTGTTAATTCCATCATCTAAATTTCCATTAAACAAACAAAACTCGTGCTGGTGCCGATACCCCTTACCTAAACCAAAAACATTTTTAGCCCAAACAATACAGGCTTTATAATCTAATTTAGATTGTAGTAAACCATAAAATTTCCAATTGCACCAAACGTAGTATTGTTTTGGTTTTAATATTTTAAGTATTGCAACAAATCCATTAATTAGATTTTCAAAATCGTCATCTGGTAAATCATCATTTTCAATCACGTCAAACTTTCCGCTTCTACCATTAAAGGCTACGTTGTAGGGAGGGTCTGTAAATACCATATCTGCTTTTTTTCCATCCATTAATTTAGCAACTTGTTCTGAGTCAGTTGAATCACCGCACAAAAGTCGATGCTCTCCTATCTCTATTAAATCGCCTAAAACAACATCTACTTGTAAATTATCTGGCTCCTCATAATCATCCTCCTCTGCCTCTGGCTCTAATTGTGGAAAATCTGGGAAATCTAAACCCCAGTCAGTTAGCTTATCTAAATCCCAATCATTAGCTACTATATCCCAATCCCACTCACCATAGCCAAGATTATCTTTTATAATAAATTCTTTTTTTTGGTCATCAGTCCATTTTTTTACTTGATGTACTGGTACCTCAAAAACGCCAGCTGATTTTAATGCTTTTAGTCGCATATTACCTCCAAGTACTACCATATTCTCATCCACTACAAGTGGTCGAGTTTCTAGCATCTCTGGAAATTCTTTTATTGATTTTACTAGTTTTTTAAACTTTGAGTCAGTTATAAAACGTGGATTTTCGTTATTTGGTTTAATTAACGAAATGTTTACTTTTTTGTTTGCCATTAAAACCATCTAAAAGAAATGCCTAAAATACCTAAATAAATATCTATCGACTTCATAGTTTGTATTTCAAAAGAGTCTAAGTATTCAACTCCAATACAGAAACCCATAAGCGGATAAATTTGTACTTCAGTCATCTCTATGTTTATTGTACAAAGTTAGGTAAAATTCCCAGATAACCTCTTGGTAATCTTTTTTGGAATATTCTTTGCCAGAAGTTTCAGTTCTACCATTTTGCTCTAATATCAATACAAAGCCTTTGCCTTTAAGTTTAGGGTAAATTCTTATATCATTTTCTGTAGCCCATTTAAAAGCCTTGTAGTGGTCGTCTGTCATTAAAAAGGTAGTTTATCATTAATACTAGTTAGTCTTTGTTTTTCTTTATCTATGCTGCAATAATAGCCGCCATTGTTAAAGTCTGGAGCTATCATAAAAGAGCCTTGCTGTCCGTTTTCTTTACGCTTTACTTTTTGAACGTGAACCTCGACAGCGTCAGTTCCAAACTTTGTAATCTCGCCGAGCTTTCTGTAAACAGTTAAACAGTTGTAGGCTTTGTTAAAGAAATCACTAGAGCCAGATATATCATAAGGAGTTGGTACTTTATAAGCCTCACCGTTTACCTCCATTTTTCTAGGGTGTGCTATTAAAAATAAATGAGTATTTGTTTGCTGTACAAATTGAGTTATTTGAGAAAGCATTGCACCTACATAGCTATGGTCTTTTTGTGCTGAATGGTCTAACATATTCCAAGGGTCAATTACTAAAATATTAACGCCTTTTTGAAATACCAACTCTTTAAATTTATCTAGAATAGATTTTAAAGTAAGATTTTCTAGGTCTATTTTAATAAAATAAAAATGGTCTTCTATAAAGTCTTTTGTATTGTTGAGGTCTTCATTAGAGCAGTTTTTTTTATTTAGTTTGTTTGCTATTCTTTTAATATGCCCCTCATAAGGAAACGACTCTGGAGCAAAGAAAGCAGTTCTAAAACCTTTTGTAAGTGCTAGATTAACAGCAATTTGGTCAAAGACATCAGACTTACCAGCATTTGGTATACCAGTAACAACAGACCACTCGCCAAAAGAAACATTGAAATAATTATTAGAGTCACTAAGACCGATTGAGAAATTTTTAACTCCCTTTTCATTATACAGTAATACGTTTTCCCAAATATCAGAAATATTTATAACACCATCCAAAGGAAAGTTCTTAGAGCCTTTTAAAATAGTTCGTAGTGTCTCAGCACCTTTCTCTATTAAAACCTCGTTAGCGTCCTTGTATTCGCTAAATTCTACATACTTACAGCGGTACTTTCCAAGACGTCTAGCTAATTCATTTCTAAGATTAAGCCCAGCGTCGTCGTTATCTGTACAAAGTATAATTTCTTTTTTGTCTTCAAAATAGCTATAGCAGTTATCTAAGTAATCTAGGCGCTGGTTACCTTTAGACGCTCCATTAGGTACAGATACTACTGAATAAATACCAGCCTCAAATAAACTAAGAGCATCCATTTCGCCCTCTACTATGTGGACTCTACTACTTTCTTTTATATTGTCTAAACCATAAAATATAAGTTCAGCACCAGATACTAATTTAAAGTTTTTCTCAGCGTCTCTATATTTTACGTTTATCAATTCGCCATCTCTATAGTAGTTAAAATTTATAGCTTTACGGTTTTTTGATATTTGAGGGAAATACTCTTGGCTTTCTGTTATTTTCCAATTTACTACAGTAGCCTCAGATATGCCTCTTTTATTAAACCAGCTTAGAGTACGGTCGCCTAGTTCAGATTTAACTACTACTGGCTTTACATATTGTTTTTTAGGTTTAAATTTTACATTTCCAGACCAGCCGCAATGGTGACAGTTGTAAAGACCCTCTTCTAAATTTACGCTCAAAGAGCGGTCTTGTTTGTTTTTTCTAGTTTGTGAGCATTTAGGGCATTTTAGTTTTTGGTTGTTCGCATTGGATTTTACTTCTATTCCTAATGCTAAGAAGTCTTGAATCATAGTGAGTTTTTTAGTTTGGTTATTTTGTAGTAGTCTGCTAATTTAGATAAACATTCCTTTAAATTTTCATCTCTAATATAATTAACGCCTCCAGAATATATTCTTTTTACTGTTGTGTTTTTCATTGTAACTATTTCTTTAGGGTCTGTATTATGCTCGCAATAAATAATAAAAGCCTTACCATTAGTTTTTTCCCAACAGTCTACAATTCTTTTTAGTACCAACTCTTGACCTATTGAGTTTTCTACGCCTTCAAGTTTTATTTCAAACAATATTAAATATTCATTGTTAAACTCCAAAACAGCGTCTATATCCGTTGGGTGTATTTTAGAATTACCTACACCTCTGAAATCTAAAACTTGTTTTATTCTATTAGGGTATCTAATCATTTTGTTATCTCATTAAAATCTTTATCTGCAAACTTTTGTAAAAACCTATCTAGCTTTCTAACGCCATTTTTAGATTTTCTAAGACTAAGTAGTGACAAAAAATTATCAGACCAAAACTCATCTTTTCTAACTTTATCCAGTAAATAATATAATTGCCTTGGGTTTACTTTGTCTTCACTATTGCAAAGTCTAATAACGTCTAGCCATTGCTTTTTCTGATACTCGTTTTTTGGTCGATTGCGCTCTGGAAATAATGGCACTATATAATCAAATGCTTTCAAAACTTGTTCGTTGTAAACGTGACTACTATTATTATTTATAATATTAATATTAGTATATATATTATCCTTAACATTTTTGTTTATAGGGTATGCTTTATTTTGTTTATAGGTATTGACGTAAATGTAGCGCTTTTCAACTTGCTTATTTTTATTTCTAATAACTTTGGTTTTTATAAATCCAAACTTTTCTAGCTGTGAAATCCATCTGCTTACAGTTTCTTTTTCTACGTTATATAGCTTAGCAAAATATGAGTTTTGAGCAAAACATTTGCCGCTCTTATTTGTTAAGGCGCTAATTTCTGCATATAAAAGTTTTGAGTTTGGAGCTAGGTCTTCTGAGTACCTTACCTCAGCTGGTAAGATAGCGTAATAGTTTGGCTTCATAGTTTATGAGTTCTCTACTAAATTCTTTATGTGGTCGCAAAAGGTACGAATGTCGCCAAATATTCTAGCAAATGCCTCTAGTGAAATTTCATTATCCTCGTAAAGTTCAAACAACGTTTCCACTAGTAGGTCATATTCCGC